ATGAGCAAATGAGCAAATGAGCAAATGAGCAAATGAGCAAATGAGCAAATGAGCAAATGAGCAAATGAGCAAATGAGCAAATGAGCAAATGAGCAAATGAGCAAATGAGCAAATGAGCAAATGAGCAAATGAGCAGTTGACAAAATTAAAGTAACAAAATATCTTTTAAGCAGAAGAGCAGAAGAGCAGAAGAGCAGAAGAGCAGAAGAGCAGAAGAGCAGAAGAGCAGAAGAGCAGAAGAGCAGAAGAGCAGAAGAGCAGAAGAGCAGAAGAGCAGAAGAGCAGAAGAGGCCAAGAAATAAAACCATCTTTTTACCTAAAGAGGAACCATGACTACCAAAACCAGCGAACCCAGCGAAACCTTTAAAGGGCAGCGTTCAGCAGCCCAAAAAAGCTACATTCACCATGGCAAAATTAGCGATGCCATCTTCATGGTCATGCAAGAACGTAAGGCAAAAAACGATGCCCAAAAACACCATCTCGAAGGGATGCGGGAGGCGCTGGACATCGCAATTAAGTTTGAAGCCCAACAGAGGGATCAATAAACAAAAACCAACGGAGAAAAATTCATGGAAAATTTCACGATCACCATCGGCGGCAGAAAGGGCGGGGTAGGGAAGAGCACCACCGCCTGTAACCTGGCGGCGGAACTCTCCAAAAAGGGCTATGAGGTCCTTTTGGTGGACACTGATGAGCAGCACACCACCCGTGACTGGGCAGACCGCAGAAAAGAAGACCCAAGTTTGCCGCAGATCCAGACGATCCAGCTGACCGGGAAGACGATTGGCAGCGATCTTAGGGGTTTGCAGTCCAAATACCAACTGATCTTGATTGATGCAGGCGGCCGGGCAACCTTGGAGCTGAAAGGAGCGATGTTGGCCAGCGATCTGGCGATCATCCCCATCGTCCCCAGCCAGCCGGATCTGGATACGTTGCAGTACATGGCCGACTTCGTCGAAGACGCAAAATTGACCAACACCGGCCTGATGACCAAGGTCTTGATCAACATGGCCTCGACCAACCACAACGAGAGGGACACCGCAGGCATCAGGGGCGTGATCACCCAAGATTACACCGAGTTTGAGATGCTTGAATCAGTAGTCCGGCAGCGGAAAATCTACCGGACTGCCTATGCCCTTGGTCGGACGATCTACGAGATCGAAAACGACTGGAAAGCCAAACAGGAATTTGACCATCTTTTGGGGGAAGTGGAGAGTCTCATCAAGGAGGTGGTCCATGGAGTCTAAAAAGACCAGTGGAAGGATCGGGTTCCAGGGGAGGAAAAAGCCCACTGCCGAAGAGATTGAAAATGCACTGAACCAAGGCCTGCCGCCGGACCCGCTGTCCGGCAAAGTCGGGCAGGATGTCCAGCCGGTAAAAGTAGCAGAAGAACAAAAGAGCAAAAGAGCAGAAACGCAAGAGATTGATTTGGAAATGATTTCGGTCAGCCGGACCGAACTTCCCCTGGTGTACGTCCAGCGCTTTGAAAAGCTCTCCAGCCTCTACAAGGAGAAGAAAGGGAAGGGAAGGGTGAAGGGGCTCAAACTGCTGCCCCTGACCCGGACGTTGCTCATGAAAGAAATCGACGACCGATGCGCACAAGAAGGCCTGGATTTTAAAGCCCAAGAGGCAGCCCAGGTCAAAGCTGCCTGCCTGGCCAAAAAACTGATCTACCCGGAGGAAAGATGATCTCGCAAGAGGCGATGGACAAATATCGGGCAAAGTACCCTAAAGCAACGTTGCAGGATGCCCTGGCGCAATTCCCGGAGCCGAAGTACCAAGCCAAGCTTGTGACCTACTACTTTAACGTATACGGGCAGGCAAATGGCAAGGAGCAGGAACATCTCCAAGGGGAAAAAGGAAGCCTAAACAAACAAGTGACCCAGTGGTTGGAAAACAACCCGGAAAGCACTACGGAAGAATTGATCGCCGCTTTCCCGGGTGAAAAGCCCAATTCCCTGAAGCAATACCGTTCCGGGTATATGCAGGTAAAGAAAGGGCGGGACGGGAGGGGCCGGAAGCCCAAAGACCCGGACCAGAACCGGGAAGCGGTGTTTCGGCTGTTGTCCGTTGCAGACCAGCGTTGGAAATTCAGTGAGGACGTAAAGCTGGCCGATCTTTTCCCGCACTTTCCCCAAGATGCAATTACCCGGTTGGAGGAACTGCAAAAAGAAAAGGCAGCCCCCAAGAACAGAGACTTGAAAGACTTTTTCCCCAAGCTGTCCACGTCCGCCTTGAGGACCTACCGAGCGGATTGGGAAGAGGACAAAAGGGTCAAGGCCTTAAAAGAGGAGGAAACCAAAATAGAAGCGCCCAAAGCGGTGGAGGCCAAAGCCCCGGCTTCTCCGGATGCGGTAATAGCCCAAAAAGGGGTGGAAGAAAAAAAGGCTGAATCGCTAGCAACCACCGAAGTGACCCAGCCGTCCTTTGATGTCCTGGCCCAGATCCTGGTCAAGCTGTTGGTCCAGGTGGGGGAAGTCTCGGGGAAAATCGATCTGCTGTTGGAGCAGACCAAACCAGCCCAGCCGTCTGCGGATCCCAACCAATTGCTGCAAAGTCTGCTGGGGTTGCTGGCGAAAAAGGAGGAACCTCCCAAACCGAAGGACCCGTCCAGCGATCTGTTGGACCTTCTCAACCAAGTCTTGAAGAGGAAGCCGTGATGGGTAAATTGGACCGTATTCGGGAGATCGTTTTTGGTCTGTGGAGCTTCTTTTTTGTGCTCCTTCCGGGGGGGATTGTCCTGGCTGGGATTATCCTTTTGTTCCTGATTTTGGTGCTCAACCAGATCTTCCCCGGCAGTGCGGATGCAATCAGCCAATGGATAGCGGAGGAACAGTGAGCCTAAAGGAACTGGTTGAACAACGGATCGGGAACCTGTTGCGGTTTTTGAACAAAAACCCGCCCGACTTGGAGATCGTCAAGGAAATCTGCCTGGAGGAGGTCAACTTTTTGCGGTGTTGGAAAAAGGAGGACGGGTCTTCGATCAGCCTGAACTACCTGGTTAGCACCCTGACCACCTACAGAAACGCCATCAAAGAGCAGATGGGCCCCGATTACAAGGCCCTAGAAAACCAATGGCGGGAACTCAAGCGCAACCGTCGGCAAGCGGTCGAGGCGGTTTACAAAGACAACCCCGACAAACTTTCAAAGGCGCTCAAGGAAATTGACGAGATCCCAGAGATCAAGGCGCTCAAGGAAAAATTGGAACCACAGAACGCACACGGGTACGCTTTACGGTACCTAAAGGCTGAACCGGAATTGATCCAGACCTTCAACTCCGAGATCCGCAATCAAATGGTCAAAAGCCAAGAGCACCAGACCGAGCTTGACGAAGAAAACTTCATGGCGACGACCCTTGAGTTTTTGAAGTCCGAAAGCTTGGTGGAACTGTTTTTGGGCCTGATGGCCGCAACCGGCAGGCGGAATGCGGAGATCATGGAGACCGGAGAATTTACCTTGACCGAGGACCCAGGGCCCTACCGCTTTGCGGCCCAATACCGGCTGCTGTTTAAGGGGCAACTGAAGACCAGATCGGTAGAGAAACTGGAAATCTTGATCCCCGTCCTTGCGCCGGTGGAGTTGGTTTTATCGGCGTTTGACAAGTTTCGGGATGCCATGGCGCAAAAAAAAGAGGAGGGGAAGGCCACCAGAGAATATATTATGTACCACTGCCTCCCTATGATCCGGATCAAATATGGCCTGGGGGACGATAAAAAGGTCGAAAAGGTGCGGTCCGTATATGCACACCTGGCCGCCAAAAAATTCAGGCCAAAAACGGTATCGGAAGACGTCTTTATTGCCGACATTTTGGGCCAGAGGTCCGAGAGCTTTGGTGCCGCTCAATACTACAAAACCGTCACCACCTGACCAAGCTGCGGAACGGTGTTTCCTGTTCCGCAGGGCCACGAAAAAACCCCACCAATCCCCTTCTTTCTTCGCTCTGCACGAAACCGTTTTTAAAAAATTGCCTTATATTAACCGTATGGTATTTTAAGGCAAAACTTTTTAAGCGGAGGTTTGATGAATTCTTCTTTTGTCCTCACCGACAAACGACGGCGCAAGCGAAAAAAATACGGAGACCAGATGTCGGTCTCGGTTGGCCTGACTCTGGACCAAACGATCCGGTCAGCTTGGTCCGCCATGGGGTACCGGTCCCAAGGGGAACTCCTGCGCAAGCTGGTGGAAATCGGCGCCGAGCAGATGCATCTTGGCCACACGGGGGAAGCTTGAACGCTGCTGGACCAGACAAAAAAGGGGTGCTGGAAGCCATCGGCAACCAGGTAGCTCTAAAGGACGGATGGGTTAACCCCGTGTCCGGCTTTGGGGCTGCTGGCTTTGATCCGATGGCCATCACCTTTTTTTCCTGGTCCGGGACTCTGGACGAACCAACCTTGGAATGGATGTTCCGGGGCAGCTGGGTCGCCAGGAAGATTGTCACGGCCCTGCCTGAATGGGCGACCCAAAACGGTTTTGAGCTTGAAGGGGAAAACCCGGCGGAATTGGAGCGGATCAAGGCCCAGTTGAAACGGTGGAACGTATTGTCCCTACTCGAAAACCTCGGGACCGAAGCGTCTTTGTACGGTAGGGCGTACCTCATTGCCTGGGGCAACGACGGTCGGTCGATGGAATACCCTCTGGACGAAAGAAACTTAAGAGGAGAGGTCAAGTTCCGGGTGATCGGCGGGAAATACCGGTGTTATCCCAGGCTTTGGGGAGACAACTACTTTGACCCGACCACTCTTTTTGAGCCAAAGCTTTATCAGGTCCTGGACGTTTCCGCCTACGGACAGACGCTCAACTACTTTTGCCACCAAAGCCGACTCCGGGGGATGGACGGGAACTACCTGCCCGAACACCTCAAGGCCCAAAATTTCGGCGCCGGAGATCCGGTCTTGCAGTTAGTCAACAACGAGATCCGCAACCACGGGGTGGCCACCCAGACCTTGGGGAGTCTGCTCCAGGACTTCATCACCAAGAAGCTAAAGATGGGCAACCTCGCCGAGATGTTGACCATGCCCAACGGAGACGCAGCGGTCAGGGAGCGGCTGCGAAAGCTGTCAGAGCTGCTTTCTATCCACAACATCGCCGCCATCGGTGAAGAAGAGGAATTTGAAAAAATATCCACTTCCATAACGGGGCTGCCAGAAATGTACGGGGTTGTGCGCAAGGAAATCTCCGGCGCAGCGCATATGCCAGAATCGGTCATCTACGGTAATTCCGCCTCCGGCGGGGCGATCTCCGCCAGTTCTGGCTACCACGACAAAGGAAACTGGCTCGACCGGGTCGAGGGGTACCAGGAAAAGCGTTTGGACCCTGTGTTGAGCTGGGTGATCCGGCTGGCCTGTTTGGTCAACAAAGTGGACCCGGAAAGCATCAAGTACCGGTGGAATACCATCCGTGAGCTGGGGCTAAAGGAAGAGGCGGACATTACGCTGATCCAGTCCCAAGCCCAGAAGGTGGACGCAGAAACCGAAGCGATCCGTGCGGGGAAAATGGCACCCAAGGAGACCCTCACCCTGGACCGACCCGGTCACACCCTCAACGAATTGAACACGCCGGGCCCGCAAACCTCAAAACTCACGGCGCAGGAATGAACTTGGCTCTCGCTCCAAAAAGTCAGGCGAACCCGGTCAACGACCTTTTGGAGTTCACCAAAAGGACGTTCGGCAAGCTGGGCCGGGTTTATGTGCCCAATTGGCACCACGAGCTTTTGGCCAAGGAACTCGAAGCCTGGGCCAGGAGGGAGTTCGAGTTTTTGTTTGTGTCGATGCCTGCGGGCTACGGGAAAAGTGAATTGATCAGCCGAAGTCTTCCTGCTTGGTTGATGGGCCGTGACCCGGCCACGACGATTATGGCCGCCTGCCATACCCAACAAAAGGTGGACAAGTTCAGCGCCGACGTGAAGCGGAAGATCGGCTCGGACGAGTACCGGTCAATTTTCCCCGGTCTCGAAGTGGATCCGGAGTTCAAAAGGGCGCTTGGGTATTGGCGCAACAATTTCGGCGGGGCCTTTTATGGTTTTGGCACCGGGGCAGCTTGTTCGGGCGACCATGCCAACTGGATCATCGTTGACGACCCGGTCAAGGGTGACAAACACATCCAAAACCCGCTGAACCGGGAAAAGGACTGGAGTTGGTTCACCGCAGAGATCACCCAACGGGTGATCCACGCCGAAGGGAGACCCCAGGTGCTCCTGATGCACACAAGGTGGAACCACGACGACATCGCCGGAAGGATGATCAAGTTGGTCGAAAGGATCCCCAAAAGCCAAAAGGCAAAATATCGCTTTTTGGTCTTGCCCGCAGTGCTGGACGACCGGACGGTGCGCACCAAGCACTCAGGCGACCCAAGGGGGGTAGGAGAACCTTTGTGGCCTACGGCCCACAATCTGGACCAACTAAAGGTCGAAGAACTCAGGAACCGCAGGAACTACCAGGCCCAGTTTTTGTGCAACCCGATCACCCCAAACGCCGGGATGGTAAAGCGAAGTTGGTTTAAACCAGTAGCCCAAAACGCTTTGGAGCGTGGCCTTTTGTGGCACCGCTATTTTTGGGTTCCGGCGTTGGAACCTTCGAGCCTCGACCAGCGGGTGGGGATCTGCGACGCAGCCAAGGACGACCAGGGGCAGGTCTTTTTTAGGATGCCCAGGGCTTTGGATCTGCACTTTGACGAAGCGCTGGAGTTGATGCGCCAGTCGGTCAAGGAAGGGGGGATCAAAAAGATCGGCGTTTATGAAGGCCGCCAAAAAAGCACCCTCCTAGAAGACCTGCTGCGGTTCCCGTCTTTGGTCTCCAAAGTGCGCACCATCTCCGGGTCCGACCCACTCAGCCTTGCAGAACCGGGTTTGGCGGGGAAGTTGTTTTTGGTGGAAGACCCGCAAAACGAATCTTTTTTGGAGGAGTGCGACCAATGGCAAGGTCGTCTCGATTCCGCAGAGGCTATGATCCGAGCGGTCTCTGGTGCGTTTTCTTTGTTCCGTTCCCAGCGCTCTGTGCTTGAAGTTTGTTTGTCCAAAATAACCACCCCTGCCTGAGAGGACCATGAGCAGCCAGTTCGTTTTGAAACACCAATCCGTCCCCCCCAGCCTGAGAATCCCGGTGCACAGCAATTTTTCCGGCAGCCCCCAGGCGAGGTTGACCAACTACGACAACCAACCCCACCCGACCCTTGAAAGGGACGGCGATGGGCAGTGGTTCCTTTTGTTTGCTCCCCAACTGATGGGCAGGCCGGTCGAGGTTTGTGTGTTTGAGGATGCCCCCCTCTTGCCGGTACTGCCCAGGCTGGAAAACAAGATGATCCCCAACCAATTGAGCAGTTCCAAAATGGTGGGTTGGTTGTCTGGCCTGGGTTGGGTGGGTAAACTCTCCTGCCTCTTTTTGGCGGCCATCGCCGTTGGTTTTTACCTGGAAAAAAACGGGTCAGAGTTGCTTCCTGCCTTTTGGGCTGGGTTTCCATTTGGGCTTAAGGTTTTGGTGGCGGCGCTCTTGGGCATCGGGGTGGCCAAGGGTGGGGCCTTGACCGCTTGGTGGTCCCGCTTGAGTGGGGCGAAGCAGACCGCTTTGACTTCGGCCTTGTTGTTCGGGGGGCTGGTGCTCTCCCACCTGACCGGGTCTGATGCGTTGCCGGTGCTTTACAGCGAGGTAAACGTGGGCCAAGCGGCAGCCAAAACGGCCAATGCCCTCAAAAACCCAAGGCAAATCCTCGCCGAAGGTGGGGAAGCCTTGGAAGAGGCCTCCAAGGTGGCCGTCAACGAACAGAAGTTTTTGGACCATCCGTTTTTTAAGGACCTGGACCCCTCCATCCGTGAGGACCTGGGGGAACATTACATCTACACCGGTGCGGGGGTGATCGTTCGCTCCGAACCCTACGAACCTGCGGAACTCTCAGAAGCGGAGGCCGTCTGTAATCAGATCCCCGGCGGCAGATTGGGGACCCCCGCCGAACTGGAGCAACTCAGCGGCAGCCCCCTGGTTGGCCTTCGCTACAACCAGGCGGAGAAGGGCGAATGGACTGCCGAGCGGTATTGGTTCGGCCCTGGGGCAGACCACAAACTTTACCACCACAAACACCCGGAGACTCGGTTTTTTATGGTCACCGAAAAGGCGGACAGCCTAAGCGGCGAGGACCTCCAGACTTTCGTCAAAGCACGGGGATACGAAACCGGGACGTTAAACGACCAGCAGATCCAGCGCACCTTGTACCAAGCAGAAAAGCGAAAAGCCCTGGAACAACTACCAGTCGGTACTGATTTGTCCGGCAAGTTCGCTTGGCTGGATGGGGGGAAAAAGGCCGCTTACCGCTGCATCCTGGGACAGCCGGAGGGGATGTGAACCTAAAGCTCAAGGAGTTCTTGCGGCGCATGACCACCCAACCTACCGACCCCCAAAGGATCCTGGTGTGGATGGGGCTCAATTGGTGTCTGCTTCACCTGACCTTGATCCCAGGACCGGAGCCCTCTCCGCTTCGTGGCGGGGCCCCGATCTGGATGGATACGCTTGTGGTGGCTTCAATGGCCTTGAGCATCTGCTTGTGGATCTTCTTTAGCGGGGAAAACAATTTATCCCTGGCCATGCGTATGGCCTATACCGGAGCCACAACGCAGGTCAGCTACATGATCCTGTTTGAGGGCTGGTCCTCCAACTCCGTTCTTTATCAGGCCTTCAGTCTGCTTTCGATCAACATCCTCGCCGGGTTCGCCCTGACCGGGATCACCCCGGTTCGGCTGTTTGAAGTAACGGCCCCGGAGTTCCAAGGGCTGAGTGCGGCCCAAAGGGGCTGGGCGAACATCAAGGCAGCATTCCTGGCCCCAGAACTCAGGATCACCCAGGCTTCGGCAATTCGGGGGATCATCTACTGGTATGCGATGCTTTTGGTGGTGCTGTTGTTGGTGCTGTGGCCGACTCGTGGGCAATCCATGGGCCTGAACGACGTGGTCCAGGGCTGGGTGCTGTGGTCCAACTGGAGGATCGTTCTTTCAGGCGCCCTGTTGGGGGTTTGCGGGGTTGGTTGGATCAAGCTCAGGTCTGAAAACATCCCCCAAGAACTGGCCCAATCGGTGGGCCTGTTGCTGCGGGTTTTGGTGGCGCTCTCGGTGTTTTTGATCCTGGGCCAGTATTGGCCGCAATCCCTGACTAGGCCGGAACTTGGGGCAGCGGTGATCATTCTTTTGGTTTTCCCCCAGGCCTTTGGGGATCTCGAAGATTTTTTGACCAGAAACTTTGGGCTTCTTGCAGCCCGGTCCTTTCGGGCTTTGCCTTTTGTTTTGTTGTTTTTGATCGGGATCAACGTTTGGATCCCGGTCAACGAGCTGGCCTCGATCTCGGCCGCTTGGGTAAAAGCCCAGAGTTGGAGGTAGCGTGAACGTTCAACTGCTGGATTATGTTGATCTTGGAAAGCAGGTCCTCAAAAAAGACCCGGTCAGCGGGTTTTTGCGGATCCCCGTTGCCCTAACCTGTGTGCAGGTACGTGATTACCCGGAGATCAGCAGACCAGACGGAAGGATGGGGACCAAGATCGCCTTCCCGAACCAGACGATCCAAGATGCCGCTCCAACCTTTAACGACGTCCCGGTGGTCGTCCACCACGGGGTAGATTGGGTAACTACCGGGAATTTCAGGGACAGGGCCGTGGGGCACGTTTCCTCCGGAGTTAGGTTCGACGAAAAAACCAAGCACCTCCGGGGGGAGGTGATCATCTCCGATGAAAAAACGATCAAGGAAGTCTTAGGCAGGAAACAATACCGGGAGGTCAGCATCGGGGCCCCTGGGGCGATTGAGTTCCAGGCTTGTTATCTGTTGCAAGACGGGACCCTGAGCTTCGACCCAAACTCCGGTGGAGAACCGGCAGACGCCTGGTGCTCCGGTATGACGGGGAACCACCTGGCCTTGGTTCCCCAAGGAAGAGCTGGGGCCAGCTGTCGTCTTTTGATTGACCATGACACCCCGCCAAAAGGCGGCGAACCTAAACCTAATCAAGGAGCAAACGTGAAAATCAAGATCACCCTGCCCATTTACTTGGCAGACGGGAAGCCCGTAGTTGAGCAAAGGGAGGTGGAGTTTGAAGACACCGTCGAGCCTCTCGTTGCCGTGTTCAGGGACCGAGAGGCAAGGATCAAGGCGCAAATTGACCTTACGGACACCTCTAGGCGGACCGCCGAGGAAAGGGCCAAACAAGCCGAAGCCAAGCTGAAAGATGCCGAAGACAAGGCCAAGGAACTGGTTCCAAAAAAGGAAGTAGCGGCAATGGTCCAGGATCATTTGGTGGCAATGGGCGCAGCTCAAAACCTGAGGATCGAGATCAAAGACGGCCAAGGGGCGATGGAAATCAAGCTGGCGGTGATCGAACAGCTTTTGCCTTCGGTTCGCCAGCACTTAAAGGACAGCAAGCACGACCAAGAAGCAACCCACGTTGACATTGCCTTCAAGGCGTCCACGGCCAACTTGAGGGATGCGGCGGAGATGGCTCTGATCAACAAGGCCATGAAGGGCGGGATGCAGCAACAGACCGGCTTTAATGACGCTCCTGTGGCCAAAACTCCCCGGCAGATCCACGAAGAACGTTACAACCCTTAACCTACCAGAGGAACGATGCAAACAAGTTACGCCAACCCTTCCACCGGCTACGCCGGGCAATTGTTGAACCAGGGCGAAGTCCCGGACCTTGAGGCCTTGTCGGTCGAGGGAGCGGAGATCGCCTTTGGGACCGGCGTTATCAGCGGGACCAACAAAGAGACCCAAATCAAAACGCCCGCTGCGGTCTTTACCCTGGCCCAGTTCCGGGGTGTGGTCATTGCCACCGCAGCGAGGATCGAGCGGCTTTACAAACAAGTTGGCCTGCCCAAGGTCCCGGTTGGGGAGGCCATCGACGTGCTGCGGCAGGGTTATGCCAAGGTGTTGACCAAAGCGTCTCCGATCAGCAGGGGCGACGCAGTTTATCTGCAACACACCGCAGGCGGGGTTTATGCCCCCGGCGACCTGCACAACGATGCCGCTCAAGCGGCCAACGCCGTGGACGTTTCCGCAGTTGCCGCTTGGTACCGTGGGGTATCTGTTGCGGGCGAATATGCCACCATCCAACTTTCGATCAAGGGGTAAACAATGCAATTTCTTAAACCGCATCCGGAACAAACCTTGATGGACAGCACCGTTTCCATGCTGCTCAAGACTCCTGGAGTCGTTGGGCAGATGCCGATCCTGCAAGAGCCCCAGGCCCAAAAGAACCTGCGGGACGCCCTCAACAAGGCGGAACTGCTGGCCTACAACCTCACTGCCACAAGCAGCCAACAATCCAAGGTCTTGATCGGGTCCGCCGGAGCCCATCAGGTCATCATGGATGGGAAAATGGTTCCCCTTAAGGACGGTCCGGGTGACTACTCCGCAAGGTCGTTGGAGCGATTCGATCCCAAAATGCGGGAGGCAAAGTTAAAAAAGCTCAACTTTGCCGACATCCTCCCGGTCAATAACTTGGCCGACCCTGCCGTGACGGCGGAAACCTACGAGATGAGTTTCCCGATCATCGAAGCCAAGGAGCAGTACTCGGAACACGGCCAAAAGTCCAACCAGATTGATGTGATCGTGAAGGAATTTACCTCTACCGTAAAACGGGAAGACGTCGAGTTCGTCCTGACCTACGACGACATCCAAGCCATGGCCCGCACGGGGAGAATCAACCAGGTCGAACGCAAGATCCGGGTGGCCTATCGGGCTTACCAGGAAAAAGCCCAAGCCCGTTTTATGCTGGGGGATGCAACCCAAGGGGTGAAGGGCTTCACCAACCACGCCTACATGCCGGGGGCAGCAATTTCGCAAGGCGGGAAAACCACCATCGCCTCCATGCTGCCAGAAGAGCAGATTAAGTTTTTTAACAGCCTGATCACCCAGGTCTATATGGCCACGGGGATGAACCATTCCCCCAATGCTTTGTGCTTGGCACCCAACATTTGGTCCACACTTTTTAACCAGATCGTCGATTTCCAATACCGAAGAGTTTTAGAATATCTGCTCGACCAGCTGGGGGGCATGGGGTACCGGGAAATTCACCCCTGCTTTGAACTCCAGGCAACTGGGGTCAACGCCAAAGACCAAGTGATTGCCTACGAAAAAAGTATCGAAAACATGGAGGCAACCATCCTCCAAGACCTGACCTGGATTCCCCAGCAGCCTGTAGGTTCCTCGATCAAGTTCACCGGGACCTTCAAACTGGGCGAATACAAGTCCTTTTTCCCACTCTCGGCCCTCCGGGCATACGAGCAATAAAGGAGCGATTCGTGAGCAAAATGTTTGTGATCCAAAACAACGGTACCAGCCAAACCAGCTTTTTCTTTGAGGTCAAAAACGAAGAGGAAACGGAGCAGGTGACGCTGGTGATCCCGGCCAGTTTTAACGGCGTTCCCGGCATCAGCCGGGAGTTGAGCGAAGCCGAAGTAAAGGCGTTGCAGGAAGACCCCAAACAAAAGGCCTTTAAGGTTCTTTGTGAGCAAGGGGTGTTTCTGGTGGTGGAAAAAAAGCCGCAAGTCTCCCCCACCAAAAAGGCGGAAGAGCTGGCCCAATTTGATCCCCAAGGCCCTGCGGGGCAAGAGATGATCAAAAAGGCCACGGAGCAGGCTCTCGAAGGGTTGGTCAAAAAGCTGGAAGGCCTGGGGCTGACTCCCGAACTGCTCCAACAGTTTGGGCAATTTAAGGCGGTTTTTGAAGAGGCCAAGGCTATCCTCTCCAAGGTGGAAGCAGCGGCCAAAGCAGTCGATACCAGCGCCAAGGAGGCGGCAAAATCCGCCGCCGAAGCGAAAAAAAACAAAGAGTAACCAATGGGATTGTTGATCACCTGGGAAGACGTGCTGCTCATCGCAGCGGGGGAAAAGGACCTGGCCAACGAGGACAAGTTCACCTTGGACTTGCTGGCCAGGGTTACCGTCACCGATGTTGGGAGCACGTCCTACAACCTAACCTTGTTGGGTCAGGTGATCAGCTTCCAGCGGCAAGTCGAGGATAGTCTCGCAGCTGTGGCGGCGGGACTGATCCAAGGCATAAACGAATGTAGGCCCTTGGTTGATCAGGCCAAGGCCAAGCCGGGCCGGTACCCGGACGAGTTCTCCATTTATGGGAAAATCAGTTTGAATTGGTTTGAAGTGAGCCCCGGAACTGGGACGACGGTGGCCCAGTCCCTGGCAAAAGCGATTGTGTATGGGGGAAGAAGCTTCATCCTCAAGCTCTGCGAAAAGAAGGTACAGGCCTCGGTTTTTGGGGATTTCACCTACGAAGCACAACTGTATTATGCGGCCCACCTGGCAGCACAAACCAGGACCCCGGCCCAAGGCAAAGGGAGCCTTTCGGGCCAAAGCTTTGGTGGAGAATCAATGACTTTTACCATGCCCAACCTCAACCCAAAGGCGGGAGAGGTCTTAAAACAAACCACCTACGGGCAGGCATTCCTCGAACTTTCAAGGGGCTTGGTGTTCCCGATGGTGGTCGGGTGAGCGGTCTGGTGATTGAGGTCCTGATCGAGGAGGACTCCAAAAATTTTGACCAAATGGAAACCCGGTGTTTTGCGGAGGTGCCGTTTGTCGAGATCGGCCTCCTGGAGGAAAGCCCCAGAGCACAATTCAAGCGGGGGGAAGACCAGATGATCCGCCAAGAGACGGCGGCCTTGCTCCTTCGTGGGCTTGAGTCCAGTCACATCACGGTAACGACGGACCAGGTGGCAGAGTCGTTGTTGTTGTACTTGATGGAAAACCAAGCCCCGGAACAGGAGCTCAAGATCGTAGGGCAGTTGCTTGGGGAGGTCATGGCCGGACAAACCAACCCCGCCGCCACCAAGGGAGAACTGAAAAAAGCGATCATTGCCCAGGTAAGAAAGTGACCCCAGATCCGCAGTTCTTGGATACGATTTTGGATAACGCCGTGCCGGTCGAATTGGTTTCTGCGGGGACGGTTGAGGTCATCCAGGGCCGGGCGACCGGGAGCGAGCAGGTCTTGCCCCTGGTCGCTTGGCCTCAGCAATCAAGCCCAGAGGAGATTAAATTTGCAAGGCAAGACGGGGACCGAATTGGCGAATGGCTGACGTTTCGTGGTGCCTTTGACCCGTTGGTCAAGTCTGGGGCTTCCTTACGGTACCGGGGCCGGGATTATCAGATCAGAAAACTTTGGCGGGTACCGGTTGCGGAACCCGTATTTTACATAGCTGTAGGCTATTGGAGCGAGGCTTAGGTGGACGGATTGCAAAACAACTTCGGCCAGCAGATCAATTCGCTGGTTTTTTGGATCACCGAACTGACCGGGTTGGCCCCAAATAGGGTCCTGGACGGGCGTTCGGTTGGTGCGGATCGCCCCAAAAACGAGGCTTACACCTTGTTCTACGTGGTCCACAACGATGATGCCGGCCAAATCGGGGTCAAAAGGATCAGCAACGGGGATGGAACCGTGGCGGTCTGGAGGTATCGGCCCAAACAGTTGGGGATCGACCTGCACTTTTACAGCCCTGACCACAAGCCGGTCAGCCACAGCGACCAGCCGCAAGACGCCGGGTACTACGCCAGGAGGTTCTCCGCTGGTGTAAAAACCGAAAAAGGAAAGACGGCCTTGGCCGAATCAGAACCTTTGTCCGGGCGCTGCGGTGGGTTGGCCCTGCAAGATTTGGCCGGGCCGATCAACCAGGATTTTAGGGAGGAGCAGTCCTCCGGTTGGGTCAGGCACCAATATCTGGATCTGACCTTGAGTTACACCGAGGTAACCTTGGAAACCCTGCCGGAAATCAACGAAGTCAGAATGACCGGAACCGGGGCCGGGGCGGCCCCAAATACGACCATCGCAGTTAACGCCAACTAAGAGGACCAATGAACAGCTCCAAATTCGTCAAAGCCCAAACCAGCACGACCCCTTCGGCACTTGCCGGAGATGACTTGAGCATCATTCTGTTTCTTAGTGATGTCTCGACCGCCAGCAACTGGGACGGGAAAACGGTCAAAAGTTATTCCAACCCAGATGAAATCGCCTTGGACTTCCCCGAAAACCACTGGGCCAGGACGGTAGCGGCAAAGGTCTTTGGACAAGTGCCTTCGGTTTCAACCTTGAAGATCGGCAGGCGTAACCTCGCCCAAACCATGACCGGGGCGCTGGACGCAGCCGAAGCAGCGGACTCGAAGTGGTTTTTGCTGGTCGGCGCCAGGGGGGAGGATATTTTTGAGGCTGGAGATTGGATCGAGGCCAGGGTCCTCAAGTTCGGTATTTATGCCTCGGAAGACCCGTTTAGCTTGGATGCGCAAGTGACCACCAGCATCAAGGCCCGGTTTGCTTTGAAGGGTTACAAAAAATCATGCCTGCTTTGGCATCACCAGTCCGGTACCAAGTTGACCGGGGTCAAAATCACGGTTGCGGCTGGCGTTGCCACCGCCACCGCCGCCAGTGTGGCGCAAGTGGCCAAAGTTGCGGTGGACACGGTCCTGGACTCCACCAACTACACTCTGACCTTCAACGGGCAAGCGGTCACCTCCAACTCCGGGGTGGGGGCAACGTTCACCACCATCCGGGATGGGCTGATCAACGTGTTTAACCAGCTTCCTGGGGCCATCGGTCTGGCGGAAGTTGGCGTTGGGGCCAACGAGTTGAAGATCACGGCCATCGATCGGCACTCCCTTTACCTTGGCGGCCGTCGCCAACATGACCGTCACCGAGACTACCGCCAACCAAACCGCAGAGCACCTTCGCAGGGTGGGGGATCAAGTGGTGATCGAAGGCAGCAGCGCTGCCTTTAACGGCTTGCGGACGGTCAAGGAGGTGATCCTCCAGAGCAACGGCAAGTCCGACCAATTCACTTTTGACGCTCCCCTGGCGGTGGCCAACGATGTAAGCGGGAACGCTTCGATTGACGGCGGATTTACCTACCCGGACGCTGCGGCCGCCGGGATGGGCTTGGCCTTCCCGATGGGCAAGATCGACTGGGCCTTCAAGTCGCTAGGAGGCATCGAGCCGAGCCCCGAGACGTTGATCACAGAATCGGTCTCGCAGGCGCTGGAGCTGGCCAACTGCAACTACTACACTGCCGTAGGCGGCAGGAACATCCTCTTTGAGGCGGTCACCGGGTTTGGGATCCCCATCGACCAGATGATCGGCCTGGGCCTTTGGCTGCCCAATTTGATCAAGGGCGACGTGTACGCTCACATCACCGGCCAAAAACGCTTTACCTTGGACGACTCCGGGCTTTTGGCGGTCAAGGTGCTGGTGGAGCAATGTCTGGCCAGAGCCCAGGCGGCAGGACTGACCGCTCCCTTTGTCGAGGACTTTGCCCTTTACCCGGACACCGGGCTTCCGGCTGGGGCCCAATTGGGGGACCACTACGTCGTCAAGGTGCCGCAGCTCAAAGATGTCCCCAAGATTGAGCGGGAGGCAGGCAAAGTCCTTTCGGGGATTGAGTACCAGATCCAAGGAGCCAAGGGCTTCCATTTCGTCAACATTTTCGGAAACTTCACTTAAAAAGGAAACATGCCAAACGAACCTGAATTGCTGGCGACCGACTCTTTTCCGCACATCATCGTGACGATCACCAGGGTAAAAAACGGCAAATCGGAAACCTTGAGCGGGCTCAACGGGATTGAAGTCGCTCGGGCTGCCGGGAAGTACGAAAAAGACGTAAAAATCAGCGAAGACGGCAAAGTGGGGGTCCGCACGGTCAACGCCAACAGCCGGTCGGGGACGGTAAACCTGGTGCTGGCCCATCACAGCCCCAGCATCGCTTTTTTGAGCGAGTTGGACGCAGCTGACCCCAAGGACGACCTGGTTGCGATCGACATCACCGACACCATGAACAAAAAAAGCTGGAAGGCCGGTGTGGCATGGCTGTGTGAGTTTGCTACGGCGAACTTGAAAAAAACCAAGGAAGACCGAACCTTTGCGTTTGCCTCGACATTTCTGAAGATGGACGCCCAAGGGTAAACAACGTGGACAAGCCGGAACTCATCACCATCGGGGGGGACCAACTCCAAGTCAATTTTGGAGGTAAGCCCCTCAAAGGGTACGCCCAAAAAGGCGTAGTCATCGAGCCAGCAGCCCCCAGGTTTGGAACCAAAAGGGCCCTGGGCGGGCAGGTGATCCCGGTGATGAGCAGGGACAACAGGGCCAAAGCCACGTTGACCCTGCTTCGAGGTTCCGAAAGCAACTCCCTCTTGGACATGTTAGCCAAGGCCGACCAGTTTACCGGCAAGGCGGCCTTGCCGTTTATCGCCCACGACAAGGTCAGCGGAGGGTTTTATTTTTCCCTCCAGTCCAGGATCACCAAGGTCCCAGGGTTCCAAAGCGGGGAGTCGGAGTTGGTCTGGGAGTTCGAGTTGTATTATTTGATCAGCAAAGTTGGTTATATTCCAACCCTAATTTGAGGCACCGTGAAGGGTAAATTTGTTTTATTGTTGCTTGCCTTTGTTTTGGCAGGTGTGGCCCCGGCGTGGGCCGAATGTTGGTTTTTTTGTGGTGCGGCGGAAGCAGCAAAAGAAAGTCTGGCCGAGAGCTGCGATGCATTGTCCGACCCGGAGACCAAGCCTTTGGACTACTCCTTGGACGGAAGTCTGATTCTTTCCCCGGCCCAAAGGGCAAAAAGGGGCACCAATCTTTTTGAGGCCTTTGGGGCCGGTGTCAGTTACGGATTAAGCCCTGATTGGAGGCTCTTCGGCAGGTACGGGCAAAGCCGAACGACGGTCTTAGAAGGCCAAGTGGAGACCCAGGCCCGGACGCTGACCGTCTTGGGTGGGGGCAGTTTTTTGACCAAGCTGCAAGGGGGTAGTTTGCTTGAGCTGTCTGTGGGCACCGGGTGGGCCGGTGCGGACGGAGAAACCGTCTTTGGCCCTCCTTTGTACCTGCGGGCGCAGTGGTTCCCCTTGCCCACCCTTGGGGTGTATTATTCGATTCTTGACCTCCGGGCGGCAGATTCCAGGCAACTGGGCTTTGGCCAACTGGGGGTCAGCTTTTCTCTTAACCTCAACTAAAAAGGCCTCTGTGATCACTCAAAAGACCCTTTCCATCGGGGAAAACCAGTACAAAATCCAAAGCCTCCCGGCAATTGCGGCCTTGGCGTACAAGGCAAAATTGCTGAAACAGTTGGCCCTGATCGGCAACGACGTGACCAGCGCCGGGGATCTGCGTGATTATTTTGTCAACAAGGTTGGCGGGGAGGCGTTGGGGGAGGAAATTTTTAAGCAGCTCGGATCCAGCCCGCTGGCCAAAAAACTGGAGCCCTTGCGGGGCAAAACCTTTTCCGGGGCCCAGGAACTCATCACGGCGGTGACCGTACAGATGGGCCGTGAATTAAACGAAAAGGAAACCGCCCAACTTTCGGAAGCGCTGGGAAAAGCGAAGTTCGGAAAGGACCGGGTCTCGGACGTACTTTTTGGCAACCCAGAACAGATGTTTGGAGTTGTGACCAAGCTGTCGAAGCGGCTGGACGACCTGGAAGTCCAAGAGATATTCTGGGGGGTTTTGGGTAGGTCTTTGATTTATGCCTGCGAGCTGGGGGCAGACGGTGCGGAAAAAAACAAGGCCAGCTTCCAAGCCAAGGACGACAAGGCCCTGGACCAATGGTTTTCAAAAAAACTTGATGAAGCGGTAATTCTTTTTTGTGAGTGCCTGGTCTTCAACTATTCCAGTTTTCTCGAAGGCCTCAAAAAAAAAGGGAACTGGAAAGAGATTGTCCAGCGGATGGGGATCAAGCTGGAATCAGGAACCCCAGATCAGAACGACTAGAGCGCCTGCTCAACGAGTCGTGGGACGAGGAACTTTCGGTGCTGCGGTTGGTTGTCACCGAAGGTTCAAACGTTACCCTAGCAGACCTGGAGACCCGGCTGACGCTTGAAGACGTGTTCAAATTGCAATTGTACCTGGAATTCCAAAAAACGCCGTTTTACAGCCTAAAAACCGACCAAAGGTGACCCAGTGGCCAGAACTCCCGCCAACCTATCAAAGCTGCTCAAGTCCTACGCCGTCCAGATCAAGGTCATGGTGGACAAGGCCTCGACCAACGAGGTTCGCACCCAGATCAGGACCCTGGTCAACGGGTATGGAGAGCTTTTTAAGGCAGCAAACAGCGCCAAAGCGGCACAAGCCGCAGAGCTTAGGGGGCAGGCCCAAGCAGAGCAGGAAAAGCTCAAGATGGCCCGGCTTGCCGAGCAGATCGAACAAGAAAGGCTCAAAACGGCAACGGCGGCAGTAAAGGTCAAACAGCAGGAGTCCAAAGCGAATGCGGAAGCGGCCAAGGCCGCGGCGATCTCCGCCAAGACCCAGCAGGAGATGAACATCAAGGGGGCCAAAGGGCTGGTTGACATCCAGACCAAACTGGAGCGGCACCAACAAGCCATCAACATCCAAGCCTTGAAGTTCGCCAGATCCCAAGAACGGGCACAGGGATACCTGGAGATCGCCAAGAACAAGGCCAAGGAACTTGCCCAAGCGATCCAAGCGGTGGCCGGGGCCGTTGGGGCCACCCAGGCCCTTAAGTTTTCCGTTGATTCGGTAGGGATTGCCTCGGGGATCGAAAAGGACAAGACCGCCTTGGCCGGTTTGCTGGGCCCCGAGGGGATGGGGGAGGTCGAAGCCAAGATCGAAAAGATCAAAAAGAGCACCAACAACGTCATCTCCGGGGAAGAGATCACCAGGGCGGCGGTTGAGTACGCCCAGCTGGACCGCAACGTGACGAGGTTAAACAAGTCCTTGGACTACGCCACTGTAAAGGCGGCGGTCTCGGGGCGAAGTTTCGCCGAAGTCATGAAGGCTCAGTCCGACTTTATCCGCGGCGGAAATATCGGCAGCCTAGAGGGGTTGATGGACCCCGAACTGCTGCGGCGGATGCAGTTGGCACAGATCAACTTCACCAACACCTCCTTGGAGGCAAGGCACAGGTGGCTCCGGGAGAACATCAAGCTCACCCAAAACGAGATCCACACCTACCAGACCACCCAAAACAAGTGGGACAAGAGTATGGACCGGGCCAAAAACAAGTGGGCGGCCATCAAAGAAAGGCTCGGAAAGGAGTTTGTCCCCATTTTGAACGTTTTGGTCAACAGCTTGACCCGGGTGTACAATTTTTTGGACCGAACCGACAGTTTTGGCGCTGTGGCGATGATCGTGGGCGCCGGGGTCGCCGTCTCTGGCTTGGTGGCGGCTTTGGCGGTCTTACCTAGCGTGATTGGCGGGTTACAGATGCTCGCAAAAGTTGGAAGCATTTCAAAGGTCGCTGCCGCAGGTTTGTGGATCTACCACGGTGCGGTCAAGGCGGTGACCCTTGCCACTTGGGGCATGAATGTGGCCTTGGGGGCCTTTCATGCTTTGGCGGCGATCTTGGAGGTCCCGGTCCTGGTCGTGGTCGCCTTGATTGTGGGCTTGGTGGCTTTGGGATGGCTGTTGTGGGAGGTGTTTAACGACGAAGAGAACCAAAAGAAGATCATGGAGTTCTGGAATTCGGTCAAAGAAGCGGTCAAAGCGGCCTACGAGTGGGTGGAAAAGTTGGTCAGTTCGGTGTTGCCAGACTGGATCAAAAATCTCCACATCCCCAGCCTGGAGGGGGTGATCAACTACTCCGCCGAGGGGATCGGCGGCGTAGGCTCGGTGGTCGGAAACCTTTGGTCGAACCCTTATGGGCCACAAATACCGGCCCCGGTAAACTCTCCCCAGACGGTCATCGACCAGTCGAAATCGACGTTGATCAACATCGGCGGGACCAGCATCACTGCTAATTCGGGGATGAGCGCCGAAGAGGTAGGGGGGCTGGTTAAAAAGGTGGTGGTTGAAGAGATGCACAAGAACTCGATGGGAGCGATGCCCTGATGTTTGGACTCCTCGCTTTTGAGCCCAGTTTTCAGGCGGAACTGCCGTTTCGGCGGCTGGCCGTGGACGGCATGGTCCGGGAGTCCCACAAATACAGCTCCAAAATCGCCCAACACCCGGTCGAGGAGGGTAGCCCCGTTACCAGCAACATCCGTTTGTTGGCGCCGGTCTTGGAGATCGAAGGGATCTGGACCGACACCCCGGTCCAGTTCGTCAACGCCCTTTTTGGGACCCTGAACAGCTCCGAGGGCCGGTCTGTCGAAAAGGTGTTGGATCTGATTGATTTGAGGAACAAAAAGAAGCTTTTCGACATCGTCACCAGCCTGGGGGTGTACAAGAACTATTTCTTCCAAGAGCTTACGTTTCCAAGAGAGGTGGAGGACGAATATTCGAGCCGCTTCACCGCCACGTTGGTCAAGATCAACTACGTCAAGGCCGCCTTCGGGGTCAGGACCATGATTGGTTTTGGGGTAGAGGATACATTGGGGCCGATCAAAGAAGTGGGGGCTGTAACCCCGCAGTCGGTCCCACTCAAACTTTGGGGTTAAGTGAGCGCCATTTATACCGTCCAAAACATCCCCGTCTTTCGTGGGGCGAGGCATTATGCCCAGGACGTGGTCTTGGACCGGGTGATGTACCGGTTTGAAATTTTGCGCAACGACAGGGACAACGGGTTTTATCTGGACCTGTGGTGTGGACAAGAACTGGTTGCGGCCGGGATCAGGCTGGTATCCGGTCACGACCTCTTAAAGCCGTATAGCCACAACAAGCTTCCTCCAGGGAGGCTTTTGGTCGTTGATCTGGACGCAAAGACTCCTGGGGCGGAGGGCTTGGGCAGAGACCCGGACCCGGAAACCTTTGGAGACCGGGTGATCTTGGTTTATCAGGGGGTGTAGGTGGAACCTTCAAGCCTGTTTGGTTGGATCTACGAATTGGAGATCACCCCCTTTCGAGGGGGACTGCCGTTGGTGTTTACCGAACTGCGGGTGGAGTTCGAGATCAACAAGGTCATAGGTGCGGATCTGGACCGGGCCAATTTTAAGGTCTGGGGCATGGGCCCCGACACCAGGGAAGCGGTGGACCAGCCGTTTAACGCCAATCTGCAAAGAGGCTCCAAGCTGGCGTTTAAGGTGGGGTACGAGTCCTCGGGCCTGTTGGCTCTGGTGTACAAAGGTGAATCCATCGAGGTGCGGAGCTGGCTGGAGGGGGAAGATTGGGTCACATATTTTGACACCGCCACGATGTACGGGGCACTGGCGGTGGACACGCTCACGGAGTCCTTTAAGCCTGGGACCGGGGTGATTGACGCCCTCAACAAGGTGGCCGGTAAAAATGGTCTCCAACCCAGTTTTTTTGGGGAGGTTTCGGCGTTCGTCAAGAAGCGGTTCATCAACGGCAAAAGTTTTACAGGAAACCTCAAGGCGTTTTTAAAGGAACTGATGGCCGACGTGTCCGGGATGTTTGAGATCACCGTCACTAGTGAAGGGGAGATGCAGGTGACCCAGTTCGGGATGCCCAACGGTGATCGTCCGGTGGCGCTGCGCAGCGACACGGGGTTGTTGGGGGCGCCGGAGCCGTCTAGGACCGGTTGTAACCTAAAAACCCTGATCGACCCCAGGATCAGGCCCGGAACTCCGTTGGTGGTGGTGGCAAAGTCGCTCTTGCATTACGGGCAAAACTACACCGCCACAAAGGTAACCCACCGTGGAGACACCCACGGGGCAGAACTGTTGAGCGAGGTCGAAGCCCTTTTTTTTCCCCCGAGGTTTTGATGCGGCCTGGAAACGAAAACGCTATGAAGATCGTCTTGGAACGGTGGTTCGACAAGGTCATGGACGACCTAAACGTCAGCTGCCCGGCGACGGTGGTGGCCTACCACGCCGCTTCGGGAACGGTGGATGTCCAGCCAACGGTCGGCACGAAAGGGGAAGACGGACTCCCGGTGGTTCCCCCGGTTCTTCATGAGGTGCCGCTCAGGAGCCCCAGGACTATAAAAGCCATGATCCGGATGCCGATTGGTGTCGGGGATCTGGTGGACCTGATTTTCACCAATAAAAGTTTGGAAGAACACCAGTCCGGGGCCGGGATAGCTCCGGTTTTTCCGCTGTCAAAACGGCGGCACAGCTTGTCTGATTGTTACGCCATGCCCCAGGGCGAAACCAAGGGCAACCATACCCCTTCTTTGGCCGAAGGCCATCTGGAGGTGATCCTTACCCCTGGGACCAAGCTGCACATCGGCAACGGGGCCGATGATCTGACCTCGATCCTCTCTGACCTGCTGGCGATCCTAAAAGGACCGGTGGCGATGGGTGGCGTGGCCTTCCCTGGTACTCTCAACCTGGTCAACCAACCGCTGGGCCCTTTGGACCTAGTGGAACTGCGGTTGGCCCAAATCCTGGTTTAAACGTGGCGGGAACAACTTTAATCCAAGACAAAAGCTACAGCAGCTTTTCGGAAATTGAAGCGGACATCAACACCGTCTTGGCCGGGGTCAAAGGGGACGCCTTCGGCGATGCCACCTTGGCCAAGAACCTGACCAAAATCATGGAGAACCTGGTGGGAAGCCTCAAGGGGACAAGCACGGTCAACGGGCCAACAGACCCCTATGGCGGGATGATCCCAGGGGCAACGGGAACGATCAACAAAGGAGGGATCACGCTGTGAAACTGGAAACCTTGTACCTTATCTTGTACCTGAGCCCCTTCGCCGCCTTAGCGATCATCATCCGGTTTTGGCCGTGAAAGACCTCAAAGAAGTGATCGTAGGCGGAAGGCCTGTTTTAATTTTAAGTGCGGCCAAAGACCTGGAGCTTGCATCCGGATCCCAATGCACGGCCCAACTGGCCCGTGCCTCGGTGCAGATGATCCGGGGGGAGTGGTTTTTGGACCGGACCTTGGGGCTGCCGTTGTTTGACGAAGAGATGACCCGTGGGAAAAACCTTCCCATTGCCAAGGCCCATTACCGCAGCGCAATCGAGCAGACCCCCGGAGTGACGGCGCTTAAAAGTTTGGAGATCAACCCCAAGGGGAGCAGGGTAGAAGTCGTTTTTGAGGCGATCACGGACACGGGAGAGCAGATCAACAACAACGGAGTAAACGGTGGGTAATTTGATTTTTGAGGGGCAAGAATACGGACTTTTAGAGACCGGATTGAGGATACCGCCCTTTAACGTGCTGCAAAAAATACTGGAGGCGGACCTCAAGGCCGTTTTTGGGAACGACATTGCGCTGACTCCGACCTCAAAATTCGGCCAATTTCGGGACGTGTTGTCCGAGCGAATGTATCTGCAATTTGAGGCACTTTTGGCGCTTTACAACAGCCTGGACCCGGAGTTGTCCACCGGGCAGGCCTTGGAGCGAAACTCCCACCGGATCGGGGTTTACCGGAAAAAGGCGCTTCGTAGCCGGGCCCCTGTGCTTCTGAGCGGTTCCCCCGGCACGCTGGTCCCCAAGGGCAGCTTGGTGGCCCACAACTCAAACGGGGTCCAGTACCGGCTCGTTGAAGACGTGGTGATCGGTGCCGGTCCGACCGGCCTTGATACCCTCGGCAACGTGGCCCAATTGGAATCGGTGGAGCACGGTGAATTTATTGCGGCGGCTGGTAGTTTGTCGGTGATCCTCACCCCAAGGTTTGGCTGGGACGGGGTCAGCAACCCCTTGGACGCAACTCCTGGCCGCTTGGCCGAGACCGACCCGGAACTGAGGATCCGGCGGGAACAAACCCTGGTTTCCGGCGGAAACGGCAAGGCGGATGCAATGAATGTCCAGATCGGAAACTTGGCCACGGTCACGGCGGTAACGTATTTCGAAAACACCACGGACCAAGCGGACGGGCGGGGGCAAGCGGCCCACAGCCTGGAATTCTTCGTGATCGGCGGAACAGAGGCCGAGATTGCGGCCCTGCTTTGGCTCAAAAGGGGAACCTTCGTTAACTTCCAGGGCAACACCTCCGTGACCGTCAACGACTCCGAAGGGTACCCGCAGACGGTCCGGTTTTCCAGGCCCTTGTTGGTGGAGATATGGGTGATCGCCGAGATCCAAACCGGCCCCAGCTACCCGGCGGGAGGGGACGACTTGATCAAGGCCAACCTTTTGGCCAGAGGTTCGGCCCTGGGGATCGGGGACGACGTTGTGGTGGACCCCTACCTCAAAGGAGCGCTGGCAGACATCCCCGGTATTTTGGGGGTCACGTTGAAGGTGGGGACGGCCCCATCCCCTACCCAGAGTGCCAACATCCCCATCGACATCACCGGGATCGCAGTGTTTGCGACCCCAAGGATCACGGTGGCCCATGTTTAGGAGGAAGCGGTGAAATTTATTGCTGACCACCAGGGGGAATCAGTATCCAGGCTACTTTCGGCCTCCAAGGGGAACCTGGAATTTGTGGGGCTGGTGCGGGCGGCGGTCAGACCGTTGCAACTGACCGAGGACCTGATTGCGGCGATGTGGGACGGGCTGCACCTGGACCAAGCGGTCGGAAAACAATTGGACCTCGAAGGAAAGCACTTCAAGGAGCAGAGAGGTGGCCGGACGGACGAGGTTTACCGGGCGGCCCTGGGCGGGAAGTGGGGGGAATACCAACAGTCCGGGGAGCCGGAGGTCCTGATCCCCATTTTTAAAGGGCTGATCGGTGCCTACCGGGTCCGCTGGATCGATTGGGAGGTCCACCGCAGCCCGGTCGTGGAGATGATCGCTTATTTGACCGTCAACCAAAAAACAACAGAGACCCTGAGTGGCATTTGCCGGACGGTTAAAAAGTCTGCCCAAAACGGCGGGGATATGCGGTTGGCCTTTTTTACCGACCAGACCCTGGACCTGTTTGTGCCCCATGAACTGAGTTTTTTTGAGGAGGTGTTTTTTTGTTTTTTGTTTGCTTTTATCGGCGAAGCGACCGGCCCCAAAAACGAATTTGTTTTTGAGGGCGAATCTCTGGAACTGCCGCAATTTCAGTTTTTATCCAACGAATCCCTGCCGGTTGGGTGGGATGATTCTTACAGGCAACTCTCTTTTTACCTCAAACCATGAACAAACAAATCAAACCCAATTTTGTTCCTACCTGGGCAGAAAACGGAACGAATGTGACCGCTCCTTCTGTCGGTCAGGCGGATGTAGGGCTAAACCCGGCAACCTTTCGCAGTCTGTTGGGGGACCACTTCAACCATCTTTTCCGGGAAATTTACCGCTGGATCCGGTTTTTGTCTCGGACCTCCAGCCCTAAAGACGAAATCCTTTCGACCCGTGTGGCGGTGGAAGATTCCATGCAGTCCGCCACCATTTGGTACGACTCCGCCTTGGGGGTGTTTAAAGACGCAGCCGGGGCCCCAGTGGTTTTGCCTGCCGGGGCGAGGGTGCGGGTTGACGGGGTGGACGCCTTGACCGCCGACTTGGTGTTCCCCGCTGCCGTGGAGCTGGAGTTTATGGCCGAGGTCAACCTTGGCGGCCACGGCCTGACCTTGGCCGACGTTCGGGGCGAAATCCGGGCGACCGGCGGCACCGTCACCTTGGGCGGCAACAGCGAGGCAACCAAGATCAGCGGGGCAGCCCTGACCGTCACCCAAGGGCCGGGGTTTTCGGGGAGTTACTTTTTGAACGGGGTGCTGACCAGCCCCGCCGAGGCGGCGCAGGACAGCCGGATCGAGGTTTTGGGGGGCCGGAAAAACCGTCTGGACAACGGCTGGATGGACCTGTGGCAGCGGGGGACGGATACGGG